GTAAAATAAATGAATTAGTAGCAAGAAGAGACGTAACTATGGAAATTTTTAAGTCCATACGCCACAGTAAAATGTTACAATTTTTCTCTATTTGTTTAATAGCTAAGGTAATATACAATTTCGTTAATTTATTTCGCGCAGTGGTTACTGTACAACAGTCAGTACTGGCACCAGAGAGTGTTGAAGAGATAGAACAGCGTGATAAGGAGGAAAACCCATGGGCAGTTGCTGTGGCAGAAGAATTACATGTAGATAGTAAAACCGCTACTATGACGCACGATCAGTTAGTGAAGAAAGTTTCGCAGAATTTGTTGCATGGAGTTTTTGTGGAGAACGGTTTTCAACAAACGTGTGATGCGTTAGCTCTAGGAGGTAATATTTTCTTGATGCCTTTACATCTATTTAAGAATAGAAAGGATATGAGGGCTACTTTCACGCGAAGAGATCCTACATTGTTAAATTCTACTTTCCGCGCCATAATTAGTGCAACTTACATGGTTCCTATTCCAGGTAAAGACTTGTGTATTGTATCTGTGCCTTCCGGTGGTATCTTCTGCGATATAAAACATCTCTTTCCTAACATTTTAACTGTTAGTGGTTCCGCAACCTTTCTCTATCGTGAGGGAAACGGTAATTTAAAAAGAGATGATATACGGATTAAATACACGACAAATACCGATTGTGGTGGACCTGGATATTCTTATGACCTCCCTTACAATACATTTACTGGTTTATGCATGGGCACGATTATTGGAAAATTTGCTAAGAGTTGTATTGCTGGTGTTCATTTGCGTGGCATACCAAATGCTCCTTCGGGTTTAGCTTTGACTGTATCGCAAAAAGAATTGGAAGCAGTTATTACTGAGGCACACAAAAAATGGAAGGGTGCATATCCTTCCATTGTGAATGGGACTTTTCCTAAGAATCGTTATGAGGAACAAGTATTGGTTTCACAGGAAATTCACCCAAAATCACCAATAAACTATCTGCCAAAAGGGAGTAATGTAGAATATGTTGGACAGGGAGGACCACGTGCTTCTTATACTAAAAGTAAAGTTAGAATAACTCCCATTTCTGAAGCGGTTACTAAAGTGACAGGTATAAAACGTAAGCATGGGCCACCACAATTCCATCGCACTAAAATGTGGAGAGAATCACTTGTATATTCTGCTAATCCTAGTCCAGGTGTTGAGGGGAGTCTATTAGAACTGGCATATAATGATTATATTGAACCTTTGTTGAAGAAGTTTTCTAGTCCTGAATTTAAGGAAATGGTTTATAATGAATTATCGCCTTTAACTATAATGGAGACTCTGTGTGGAAAGGATGGTAAACGTTTTATAGATGCCATAAAGCGCAGTACTTCTAAAGGTTTTCCCTTAAAAGGTCCAAAGAAAGATATGATAAGGCTTTTGGATCCAGAAGATTTTCCAGATTTTCAGTGTCCCGCAGAAGCAGATCCTAAAATTATTGATCAAATGAATAGTATGCGATCCAGCCTGTTAAAAGGTGAACGCTGTTATGCCATTTTCAAAGCATGCGCAAAAGATGAGCCCACTAAAATAGGAAAGGAAAAAGTACGCATTTTTCAAGCTGCTGACTGGGCCTTCCAAATGTTGTTAAGACAATATTTTTTACCTGTTGTTCGTTTACTATCTCTGTTTCCACTTGATTCTGAGTGTGCAGTTGGTATAAACGCTCAAGGTCCAGAATGGGATGTATTGGCAAAATTTATGCGAAAACACGGTTCAGAACGCATATTGGCTGGAGATTATGAAAAATATGATTTACGCATGCCAGCGCAATTGATTATTTCCGCTTTTGCCGTCTTAATTGAAATTGCTGAAAAATGCGGGAACTATTCTGAAGATGATATATTAGTAATGAAAGGAATATCCGCTGAAGTGGCTTATTCATGCGTGGCTTACAATGGAGATATAATCATTCATAAAGGATCTAATCCATCAGGTCATAATTTAACTGTTTATGTTAACTGTATTGTCAATTCGTTGTTAATGCGATGCGCATATTATAAGTTGTGGCCAGATAACACGAAGCCAATACCTTTTAGGGAAGTCGTTGCGTTAATGACGTATGGCGATGATGTTAAAGGTTCCGTGCGAAAAGGTTTTGAATGGTTTAATCACATATCATACGCCAATTTCCTTAGGGAAAGGGACATTGTTTTCACTATGCCTGATAAAGAATCTATACCTACAATATATATGCGGGATGAAGAAGCTGACTTTTTGAAGCGGCACAATATGTATAATCCCGATACTAAATTAATACATGGCATTTTAGGTGAAGATTCAATCCTAAAATCATTACACGCAGTGTTGGAATCGAAAGTAGTTTCCTTGGAAGATTTGAGTTTGTCCAATATAAATGATGGATTGCGGGAATGGTGGCAATATGGACGCGAGAAGTATGAGACCCGTCGCGCTCAAATGTGTGAAATTGCTACTTTGTGTGGTCTCCCCATTTGTGAAACGATGTGTGAATCCTATGATGATAGGTTGGTAATTTTCAACAAACGTTACTTTTAAAATTTCATATATCACATCACATAGCATTGTCCTGGGATGACATAAAACTCACCCAACCCCGCAGCTATGCGTGGTAATAAGTTTAAAATAGCCCTGTGTATATGGTTACTGCATTAATTGTGTTTTGCATATTTTTACACAATGATGAACAGCTTTGCACTTGATGACATCCTCCAGAAGGATACCCATATTTATGGGAGGTTTAGTCAGCCCACAAAATATAGCTGCG